ATAGGTCTGACCGTTGATCGTGACGTCGGTCGTCTTTTGGAATCCGGGAGAATTCGGATCCTGATCCAACACGAGACTGCCCGCGGTGTTCAGCGGATCAGCGACGTTGAAGAACAATTCCTCGGTCGCGAGCTTGTCGAAGTCGATCGGCTTGTTGCTGTCCACACCCTTGATACCAAGCACGACGGAGGAAATGCCGTAGACGCGCGCCTGGCTGGCCGTGGAGTGGATGATCGTGTCGCAATGCATCGCCTTCCATTCGTCGATGAATGTCTTGGCGACGCGTTTCGGGTGGCCCTCGACCTTGATCTCGCGCGGTTTGCTCTGCGCCTTGTTGATCGGCGCCTCGGCCATTTTCGCGCCGAGCGGATGGTAGAGATAGATCGTCTTGCAGGTCTGATAGGACGGTGTGCTGCCGGGAACGATGTCCTCGCAGGTCAGCAGGTCCATGAGCGCCGAGCCAAGGCCCGAGCCGCTTATGGAGAGGACTGATCCTGGCGGATTGCCGGTTGAGACTGTGCCGGACATTTAGAGCTTCGTGTATCCCGCTTCGAACGTCTCGCTTGGCGACCAGCTCTCATAGCCGTCATCGTAAGCGACATAATAGCCGCCGACCTTCGGCTGGTGCTTCGTCATGTAGTCGATGCCAACGCTGATCGTATTGTGGCCGATCAACTCCGCGCCGCCGGCCATCCAATTGATTTGCGCGATCCGCATTGCGCGCACGATCTTATGGCACTGGTATTCCGGCAGCGATGCGGCAGCGTCGGGATATGCCATGATGTCTCCCATTGGTTGGCCGACGGACTTTCACCGTCGCTCGCGGCACCTTTGGACAGTGACGCGTGGTCGGCCGCGGCAGGACGGTTATAAATTCGCGATGATCGCGTCGCTCGCGGTCTGCCAGTTGCCAGACCATGTCTCGGGATGCGGTTTTCCTGGCCGCCAGACGCGCGCGTAGTAGTCCCAGGCAGCGACATCGGCGCTCGGAACCGGCGCGGGATCGGTGAAGATCAACAGCCGCGCGAACGAGACAGACAGCAAGTCGCTGCCCTCCAGCGCACGCCATACCGCCGCGGCCTGCGGCACAACGGCCAGCTTCTCGCACACGAGTTGCGCCAATGTGCGCGACGATGCATGGGTCAATACGCCGTTCACACCGCCGCCTTGCTCGAACTGCCACCAGCCGCGCGCTGGCCCTGGGCTGGTGTTGGGACTGCCTTGGTAGCGCGCATCGAGCTTGGGGCCGGACTCCTGCAATGCGATCGTGAGCATGAACCGCCGCGCGCTGTCCGATGACGCCGGACCGCCCAACGAGGTCAGTAGTTCCAAGCCATCATCGATCAGAGCGAGGAAAGCAGTAGGCTCCATATCCACGATTCCTAATTACTGGGAGGGCGATTGCGCCCCGTCATGATGATCGCAACGAGAACAGGGATCGTCTCACCAAGCCAATCCCTGAAGATCGCTGGCCAAGGTCTGTTCCAGCACTCCGCATCGAGCGAGATCACGCAACGCAGGGTGACCATGAGAACGAGCAGCGATGGCGTGATGATCAGAACCGCAAGCAACGCCATCGCCCATTTGACAGGATCGAACGGCGGTCGATCGGTCAGCGGCTAGCCCATCCTATCGCGTTGCTGAGATAGAACCATTCGTCTTGCGGCTGCGTTGCCTTTGTGCGGTTCCACATATCCAGCCATTTGTCGCAAGCGTTCGATGCCGTGAGGCCATACCAAGGCGGGATGGGCGTCACATCGATCTGGACGTTGGCATACTCGCCGCGAAGGATCGCCTCTATGCGCTCGCGAACATCGAAGTCGTCCATCATCCTCGCGGCCCGGTGCGCGGCAACAACGGACCGAACCCGCCTCCCAGCGCGCATTCCAGCAATTGGAAGCACACGACCACGACAAAGATCGCGACCAGCACCCAGATGATCGCATTGATCGTCGCAACGATGCGCGCGTCAGCGGCGAGTATCGGGATCACCCAGATTTTCAGGTTGGTCACCACGAAACCGATAACGATAAGCGCAATGACGACGTGAAGTAGCCAATCGAGCCCGAAGCACATCCCTCGTTCTCCTATTTCGGCTCGCGCTCCCATACCTCATCGAACATCGCGGTCATGGCAAAACGCGCTGCCTCTAGGTCCTTGATCCGTTTGTCGGACGGCTTGCCGTGCTTGATCATGTGATCCCGGTCAGCCTGCACGGCCTCGACGTAGTTGAGCGCCGTCATGATCCATCGATCGAACGCTGATCGCTTCTCCATCGGCCACACGGGCGGGGAGAACGGCATCGGGATTAGTCTGAGAAAGGTCGGATCAATACGCCGGTGTGCCGGCCGATCTCGTTGCACCGCTCCCCGGCGTCTTTCGCAATTAGGCGAGCTTCCTCCCGCGTCACCTCGGTGAACTTGCCGCGCGCCGCAATCAGCAGACGCGCCATCATTACATGACACATCGTCATCACATTCTCATGGGTTGTCGGTTCCGGATACATGGCAAGCTGTTTCGCGATGTCCCAATCGACGTAGAAACTGCCATCGGCATTCCACAGGCACCATTCCTTTGGTGCATTTGGCTGCGCGCCATAGTTCCATGCGAATACGGTCAACGTTTGGATATTCGACGGGTTCAATTCCATCATGTTGATCCCCTTTAATTCCATCGTGCTGATCCCCTTAACGGTTTTCCAAACGCGCGATCCGCATCTGCGCCGCCAAGAGTTCCCGGCGAACGATCCTGACCTCCCAGATGGTTAAAGCAATCAGCCCCCCGAGCGCAGCGATCAGATAATAGGCCATGGATCAGAACCCTTTGGCGTCTCCCAACGCTATTGCGATGCCGTACGTGAAGCAATCAAGAAGGTCGTCTTCGCCCTGGTCGACGCCGACGCGATAACCAACGATCTGCGCGAGCAGGTGGTTGCGGTAGACTTCCTTGTAGGTGATCAGGCGATCGTAGGCGGTCGCGGATATCTTGACCTCGCCGCGGTGCACATAGCCGGACACGTTGATGCAGCGCGCATCCTTGCCGAGCGTCGTCAGCGCCATGTCGATCGGCGACGCCATGAACTGGCGTCGGCGTGCCTGTTGCAACAGGATGGTGCCCGACGCTTTGTCCTCGATGAAGCTGCCCAGGCTGCCGCGACGCGCGCCACAGGCCTTAGCCAGAAAGATGAGATGCTCGTTGACCTTGGGCAGCCACGTTTCCAGCAGGCTGCCTTCGATCTGCAGCACGTCGTAGTCCAGCATCATCAACGGAATGCCGGTGAACCTATCCCGCGCCCAATAGATGACGCCCGTGCCATCGTGCTTCTTGTGGTCCTTGACCGCGGTATCGATCGTCGCGAACACCGCATCGCAGCGCTGCGGCCACGCGTAGGGCTTCGCATTGCCGTCGAGCAGCGAGACCTGAGAGAAGAACGCACTGCCCGACCAGTCGACGAAATCCGCGAGATACTGTTCCTGAAACACGAGCGGATGCGTGTTCGCCTCGATCTCCTCCAACTCCTCACGCGGCATGTAAGGATTGGCGGATGTTGGCGCGTGATACTCTTTGAAGCCGTATTTCGGCTCGTTGCAGATCGCGTAAAAGAAGTTCTGCGGATCGATGCCGTTGGTGTTGGAGAGAGCGAGCACGGAACCGCGGAAGTCGACAAGCGTCGGCCGGATCGCCTTACGCCATGTGTCGATCGTGTTGGGCTTGCTGAAGGCCGCTTCGTCCAGGATGACCTTGTGATAGCGGCGCGATCGGCCGGCGTTGGGATTGTCCAACGACCAGAAGTCGATGCGTCCGCCAGCCGTCGTCCTGATCAGGCCGTCCGTTTTGGATGACGACCACAGCACCGGCGCCAGCATCGTCACGAGGTCCGCATACGCCTCGGACAAGAACTTGTACTCGGGCGCGAACCATCCGACATAGCGGCCGCGCACGGCGTCGTTGGCGGCGATCGTCTCGCCGAATAGCGTCTTGCCCCATCGGCGTCCGCACCTGACCGCCTTGAAACGCGCCTCAACCGCGTGGCAGCGAAGCTGGTCCTCATGCAGCATGGGCAGGTGGATGTGCCGCTTGCCACTGCTGTCGTTCCTCTGCGATCGCGGGCGTTGCCGCGCGATCGTGATCGTCTGTTCCAATATCAGCGACCCGTCGAGGTCATCGTCTCTCCGTCGTCATCCTCTTCCCCTTCTGCGTCGTTGGCATACGACATATCTGGGATGCCGCCGTGGATAACGATCGTCGCCGTGCCCTGCATCGGATCGGTCAGATCCCCCTGCAGCTCTCGTGGCACGCGCCATTCCGGCCCGCCGTGTGTGCCCAGCCAGTACTTCTGCGCGCCGACATTGCCGTTCATCGCAGAGCGCACGACCGCGGTTCCGATCAGCGCCTTGATGCGCTCGAACCCGGTTCGGCATTCCACCCTGTAGTGTTTCTTGAAAGTCGGCGGGCTGATGGACAGCACCTCGGCGATGATGTCGTGCGGCACGCCATTGGCGATCAGCACGCGCACCATGTCACGCTGCTGCTGTGTCGGTTCATGCGGCGTCGGCGGACGGCGCGGTCGCTTTGGTGGGTAATCGCTGCCATCCATTATTTAGACTCGCTATGGAGTGAAAAACGACTAACGAACTACCGCCAACCCGCGAGACGGTGCGTCTGAATGGATACGCGCCAGTTATTGGCGATAGCATTCAGCTTGCAAATATCCGTCGCAGCGCGTGACAGGGAGAGCGGTTGCAGACAAATCGCGACATCTGGGCGATGGACGCCACGGTCGAGCAGTTCGTGCAGCACGGCGATGTCGGTGTTCTTGCCGATGGGCATCTTGATCTCGTTGGCGCGCGCGAGGGCTTCGTCGAGCACGGGCAGGCCACCGGGCATGTTGAGCTTGGGCGAGACGGTGACCCAGGTCTCGGTGACGACCTTGATGGGGAATGTGCCTGAGGTTTCGATCTGCGATGAACGATCGGCGGTTGCTAGTGTTGCGGTCAGTTCGAACAGATCGTGCATGGCGGGCTCGCCACCGGTAATGACGACGTGGTTGGCACGAAAGCGCTCCATCAGGCGCATGAGCATGGGCGTATCGAAAGCGCCCCAGGTGTCCTCGCCGGATTGATCCTTGGTGACGACCTCGCCCGCGCTGATCTCGCGATCGGCAAGCTGGTCCCAGGTGAACTTGGTATCGCACCAGGGACAGCCGACGGGGCAGCCTTGCAGACGAATGAATACGGAGGGGCGGCCGGCATGGAAGCCTTCGCCCTGGACGGTCTCGAAGACCTCGTTGACGGGGATGGTCATCTGGGCAGGTCGTAGGTGGCGCTGCACTTTGCGGTCTCGTGGACGGTGCAGCGCACGAGGCTGACGCCTGTGTCAGCGAGTTCGCGTGGCCCTACGACAGTGACCATGTGTTCCGCGATACGTTCGGCGGTGGGGTTGAAAGGAACGCCGACGACGGCGGGATCGATGTCGCGCAACGTCTCGATGGATGGGTCGTGAACCCAGAGCAGCATGCGATGGTCCCAGTTCTCATCGAGCCACGCGCACAGGCGTTCCTTGATGACGGCGAAGTCGATGACCATGCCGAGCTCGTCGAGGTTTTCCGCTGAGCAGACCAGATCGAACCTGTACCTGTGTCCGTGCAGATGGAGGCATTTCCCGGCGTGGCCGCAGACGCGGTGACCGGCGTCGATTTCGTGGCTTCTGGTGATTTGGAAGCTCATGCGGCGACACCCTGAGAGGCGCGCGCGATCAGCGGATCCTCGATGCCAGCCTCGACGAAGCCGTGCGCGCGCAGCACGCAGGCATGGCACTTGCCGCACGGGGGGAACTCACCGGCATAGCAGGTGTGGCTGTAGGCGAGCGCATCCATGCAACCGGGCAGCGCCGCGGCGAGATGCACTGTCTCGGCTTTGCTGTGATCCATCAAGGGCGTGAGGATGCCCAGCCATTTGTGGGTGTGAACGTCTTGTTCGTGCCCAAGAGCGGTGTTGATAGCGACCCCTGCTGCCTGCGCGAACACCTCACGGCAATCTGGATAGTTCGCATTGTCGGCCTGACAGATGCCAGTGACGATGGCGCTCGCGCCGAGGCAGATCGCGCGATTGGCGGCGATGGTGAGAAACAGCAGGTTGCGCATGGGCACGAAGGTGAGTTCGACGCGATCACCGATGGTGCGGTCCATGGTGGTGAAGTCGGGATAGGTTTCGAGGGTGGCGTTGGGGTCGGTGAGCGGCGAGGTGGAGTGGA